TGGGATATGAATTCAGTAAAAGAAGATTGTGGATGCGAAAATTCTTTAGCAAAAATTGCAGTGAAGTTAAAGAAAGAAAAACAAAGAAAAAATTATTTACTCAATAATAAAAATATTACTGAAAATTATTCAAGAATTAATGAATATGGTGGAACTTATACAATTGCTTTAAATTGGAGAAATAAGACTTTTGTTATTCAAATATTTTTTCCCTCAGCAAAAGTTCCAACTAGAGCAGAAGTTCAAAAACAAATAGAAAAAATTTATCCAAATTCTTTTCTTGTTTATTATAAACCTTCATCTATTGATCCAGCAAAACCTTTATTATTTAAAACTGAAGAAGTTGAATACATTGAAGAATTTAAAACTCCAGCATGGCAAAGAAAAGAAGGACAAAATCCTGAAGGTGGATTGAATGAAAAAGGAAGGAGATCTTCTGAAGGTAATTTAAAACCACCAGTGACAAAAGATCCTTCAAAATTAAATCCAAATTCTAAAAGTGCCAAACGAAGAAAATCATATTGTGCAAGATCTGCTGGTCAAATGAAAATGTGGCCTAAAGCAGCAAAAGATCCAAATTCTAGATTAAGATTAGCAAGAAAAAAATGGAATTGCTAGATGAAAGAAGAATTGAAAGAATTTTTTAGTTTTGTTTCAGAAGAAATAGGAAAACAGGAGGAATGGAAGTCTCATTTCAAGCCTCCTGATTTTTCTAATGAAATTGATTCTATAGTATCTTCAGTTGTAGAATCAACTTCTTTTGATTTGCCAAAAAAGAAAAAATTAAAAAAGAAAATAAAAGAAGTTGAGATAAAAGAAGAATTTGTTAAAACAGAAACTGAAGTATTGATGGACAAATCCATCAATTTCATCAATGAAGAAAAGAAAAAAGAACCACCAAAATTAAAAGAAAACAGAGATTCTGATATCAGACATCTCAAAGACCTTGTGTATAAACTTGTTAGAGATGTTTCTGCTCAAGGAGGTGGTGGTGAAGTAAATCTGGCATTTATGGATATGCCTTTGACTTCAGTTACTTCATCATCATATAAAGTTACTCTAAATGATTATTATATTGGTGTGTATTATGCTGGTGCTGTAACTATAACTTTACCAGAAGCAGATAGAGAAGGTAAAGTTTTCATTGTAAAAGATGAACTTGGTGAAGCATCTAAAGGAACTAATAGATATATTACAATTCTTCCATCAGGAACCGATTTGATTGATGGTAGAGATAAAGCAATTCTTGCTTACGATTATGGTAGTTTAACATTTGTATGGAAAGGTAATTCCTGGAGAGTAGTTTAATGTCTCATTTATATAAACCATGTCAAGACCAGTATGATGCTTTTGGTAGATTGAGAGTATCAAGTCCTCTTACTCTTTTTGATTCTTCTCACAGATATAGAGATAATAATCTATGGACTCAATTAGTTGTTGGGACTGGTTCAACAGTTGGATTTGTAACTACTCAAGGTCTTGTTCATCTTGGTATTGGAACCACCTCTGGATGTTCAGTTCAAAGAGAAACTACAAAAGTATTTTCCTACCAACCAGGAAAGTCTTTAGAAGTTATGAATACTTTTGTAATGAATCCACAAAAACCAAATTTGCGTCAAAGAGTAGGATACTTTGGTGCAGATAATGGAATTTATTTTGAAGTTGATGGAACTACTATAAACTTTGTTGAAAGAAGTATTGTCTCTGGAGTAGTATCAGAAACTAGAATTGCACAATCGCAATGGTCGCAAGATAGATTAGATGGAAATGGTCCTTCTGGATACACTTTAGACATTTCCCAAGCACAAATTTTTTGGATGGATATTGAATGGTTGGGAGTTGGAGCTGTAAGAGTTGGATTTGTAATTGATGGTCAGTTTATCCATTGCCATTCATTTCATCATGCAAATAAGATTCAATCAACTTATATTACTACAGGATCTTTGCCATTAAGATATGAAATTGCAAATACTGGAATTACAACTAGTGCAAGCACACTAAAGCAAATTTGTTCGACTGTAATTTCAGAAGGTGGTTATGAACTTCGTGGCCTTCAACAAGCAATTGGAACACCAATTCAAACTCCAGTTACTCTAACAACTCCAGGAACTTATTATAATATAATTTCACTTCGTTTAAAGTCATCTCCAGATAGATTAGATGCGATTGTAATCTTAACCGCTCTTTCGCTTCTTGGTGGGACAAATAACGCAAATTACAATTGGCAAGTGAGAGCAAGTGGAACTTCTGTTGGAGGAGTTTGGACGAGTGCTGGAACAGATAGTGCAGTTGAATATAAAGTTGACGCTGCAACTTATACTGGTGGAAGAATATTGGCACAAGGATATTTTAATGCATCACAGCAAGGTTCAACTCCTGTTGATATTCTTAAAGAAGCATTATTTAAATTTCAACTAGAAAGAGATGGTTTAACAAAAACTCCATATGAACTTTCTTTAATATGCTCAAGTGATTCTGCTGGAGCATCTTTATTTGGTTCACTGGATTGGGAAGAGATTAGTAGATAATATTATGAAAAAAGACGAAATTTATTTAGGTAATCCTAATCTAAAAAAAGCAAATGTTCCAGTAGAATTTACTGCTGAACAAATTGAAGAGTTTATTAAATGTAAAAAAAATCCTGTATATTTTGCCAAAAATTATATAAAAATTGTATCTCTTGATGAAGGATTGGTACCTTTTGATATGTATCCTTTTCAGGAGAAAATGTTAGATAATTTTCATAAAAATAGATTTAACATTGCTAAACTACCAAGACAAACTGGTAAATCAACGACTTGTGTGTCTTATCTTTTACATTATGCAGTTTTTAATGATAATGTAAATATTGGCATTCTTGCAAACAAAGCGTCAACAGCTAGAGATCTTTTAAGCAGGTTACAACTTGCATATGAAAATCTTCCCACATGGATGCAACAAGGTATTAATTCTTGGAACAAAGGTTCATTGGAGTTAGAGAATGGTTCAAAGATTATGGCTGCCTCTACTTCATCTTCTGCTGTTCGTGGTATGTCATTTAATATTATTTTCTTGGATGAGTTTGCGTTCGTTCCGAATCATATTGCAGAACAATTCTTCAGTTCTGTCTATCCTACTATTTCTTCTGGTAAATCCACAAAAGTAATTATCATCTCAACGCCAAATGGGATGAATATGTTTTATAAACTTTGGCATGATGCAGAACGTGGAAAAAATGAATATGTAACAACAGAAGTTCATTGGTCTGAAGTTCCAGGAAGAGATGCAAAATGGAAAGAACAAACTATTGCAAATACTTCTCAAAGACAATTTACTCAAGAATTTGAGTGTGAATTTTTAGGTTCTGTTGATACTCTCATTTCAGCAGCAAAACTCAGAACTTTAGTTTATGAAGACCCAATAAAGCAAAATAAGGGTCTTGCAATGTATGAAGAACCTAAAGAAGAGAATAGTTATATATTAACTGTAGATGTATCAAGAGGAACAGAAAATGACTATTCAGCATTTATCGTATTTGATATTACTACTGTACCTTGGAAAATTGTTGCCAAATATAGAAACAATGAAATTAAACCTATGTTATTCCCCAGTATTATTGAAGAAACTGCAAAAGCATATAATAAAGCATATGTATTAGTTGAAATTAATGATATTGGAGAGCAGGTATCGAATATTTTACATTTTGATTTAGAGTATGACAATATTTTGATGTGTTCTATGAGAGGTAGAGCAGGACAAATAGTTGGTTCAGGTTTTAGTGGCAAAAAGTCTCAACTTGGACTTAAAATGTCAAAAACTGTTAAAAAAATAGGTTGCTCTAACCTTAAAACTTTAATTGAAGATGACAAATTAATTGTATCTGATTATGAAATTATATCAGAACTTACTACATTTATTCAAAAAAATCAATCATTTGAAGCAGAAGATGGATGTAATGATGACTTGGCCATGTGTCTTGTAATTTTTTCTTGGTTAGTCGTTCAACCTTATTTCAAGGAAATGACTGATAATGATATTCGTAAAAGAATTTATGAAGAGCAGAAAAATCAAATTGAACAAGATATGGCTCCATTTGGATTTATTTTAGATGGAGTAAACGATAATTCTAGAATTTTTGTTGAAGAAAAAACCGGTGATATTTGGGTTTCTGGAAACAAACCTTATGATGAACAAACATTTTATGCAGATGAATATGGTGACAGAAGTTACGAAGTTTCTTATATGTGGGATTATGTTTAAAAAGACCCTTTTTATAAATAATTTAAGACTAAATGAAATAAAATTTAGGGGAATTAAATGGCAAACATCGGGTTAGTATCTCCAGGTGTGAAGGTAAGGGAAGTTGATCTTACTGTTGGAAGAGTCGATCCTGTAAGTGAAAATGTAGGCGCTTTTGCTGCCCCATTTGCACAAGGTCCAGTGGACCAAGCAGTATTAGTTGAAACTGAAGATGAACTTTTAAAAGTTTTTGGTAAGCCATACGTAGAATCTGATCAAAATGCGTATTGGTATACTGCATCTTCATATCTTTCTTACGGTGGAGTATTGAGAGTCGTTAGAGCAGATTCTAGCGATTTAAAAAATGCAAACGCTGGGGTTGCTGCAACTTCAACATCTGGGAATTTAGTTGGAACTGCTTTAACCAACTTAAAAATTAAAAGTTACGAAGATTACAGAGATAATTTTGATAATGGTAGTGAAACCAATTGGGCATTTGCTGCGGTAAATCCAGGAAGTTGGGCAAATGCTTTAAGAGTTTGTGTAATTGATAATTTTGCAGACCAAACAATTTCTGTCGCTTCAACCGCTGGATATGTAGTTGGATATGGTGTTACACAATCAGTTTCATATACAGTTGCTGGTTCTGGAACAACTTCAACATTTTCTGGATTTATTAAAGGTATTATAACAAAAGTAAATCCTGCATCTGTAGATGTAAAAGTAGTTAGTGTTGTAAGTTCTGGTGGAACAGAAACTTCTACGTCTTATCAAAAAAATGGCAATCAAAGATTTGTCACTACATCAAACATCCACGTTGTAAATAATTCTGGTGTGGGTGTTGCTACAGCAACACCAACTCTTGTAGAAGATTGGTATGATAATCAAACTTTAGGTTTAACCAACAAAACTGTTTATTGGAAAAATATTGCTCCAAAACCTGGAACTTCTCAATGGGCTTTAGATAGAAGTTCAAAAGATGATGAAATAAATGTGGTAGTTGTAGATGATGATGGAACTATCACTAGAGAAGTAGGTGGAATCCTTGAGGTTTATAGTGGTCTTTCCAAAGCATTAGATGCTAGAAAATCACCAGGAACTGGAATTTATTATAGAGATTATATTGCAGAGCGTTCTTCTTATGTTTTTGCTGGTGCCGGAATTGCTCCAGTTGAATTAACTTCTGTATCTAATTTCACTAGTGCCTTTATCACTCCATCAGAAACAAATGGATTGTGGAATCAAAATGCTCAAGGAATTAAATATAATGTTGTAGGTTCGTTAAGTTTTGATTTACAAAATGGTAAAAATTATGATGCTGGTACAAATATTGGTTCAACTTCTTTTGACATAACTTTAGGTGAACTTGTAAGTGCTTATGATAAATTTGAAGTTCCTTGTGAATATGACTTGAATTTCTTAATTGCTGGACCAGGATTTGCTTCTAAAGTAGATTCTCAAGCACTTGCTTCAAAATTAATTGAAATTGCAGAGTTAAGAAAAGATTTAATTGCTTGCATTTCACCATACAAAGATGCTGTTGTAAATGCAAATGCTGACGTAGATATCCAGACTGATAATATTATTTCTTTCTTTGATGCTTTAAATAGTTCTTCCTACGCAGTATTTGATAGTGGTTGGAAGTATGCTTATGATAGATTTAATGATAAATTTATTTACGTTCCTTGCAATGGTGATGTTGCCGGTACTATGGCAAGAACTTCTATCAATTCATTCCCTTGGTTCTCGCCTGCTGGAGCGCAAAGAGGAACTATTAACTTTGCTATTAAGTTAGCATACAACCCAGGACAATCTCAAAGAGATCTTTTATATCCAAGAAGAATTAATCCAATCATTTTCTCACCAGGACAAGGATTTATCTTATTTGGTGATAAAACTGCTCTTGGGTATCCATCTGCTTTTGACAGAATTAACGTTCGCAGACTATTTTTAACTATCGAAAAAGCAATTTCTAAAACATCTAGAGATTTCTTATTTGAAATTAATGATAATCTTACAAGAAATAATTTCTTAAATATTGTCACTCCATATTTAAGAGATGTTCAGGCAAAACGTGGCATTACAGATTTCTTAATTGTTTGTAATGAAACAAATAATACTCCAGACGTAATTGATGCTAACGAATTTAAAGCTGATTTTTATATTCAACCATCTAGAAGTATTAATTTTATCGGTTTGACTTTTGTTGCTACTAGAACCGGAATTTCTTTCGAAGAAATAGTAGGCAGAGTATAAAATAGGAGAATAGATAAAAATGGCAGATCTAGCTCAATATAAAGAAAGAACGTTAAACGTTTTTAAAAGTAAAATGTCTGGCGGTGGGGCCAGACCTAATCAATTTGAAATTGAAATAACATTTCCCTCTGGTTTGTTGGAAGGTGAATTAAATCAAACTGCTGATAAAATTAGATTTTTTGCAAGATCTACTTCTTTACCCTCATCAACTCTTGGTGTTGTTCCAGTTCCATATAGAGGAAGAATTTTAAAAATTGCTGGTGAAAGAACCTTTGAAAGCTGGTCAATTCAAGTATATAATGATTCTGATTTTAATATCAGAAGAGTAATGGAAAGATGGGTAAATGCTTTAAATAAAACTGAAGATACTTCAGGCTACACAAACCCTTCTGATTATTTTGCAACTGGCACCGTAAGACAATTAGGAAGAACTCCTGGTGGTGAAGGATGGCGTCCAGGCAATACTGCAAATATTCCAATTTTAAGAACATACCAAATGCAAGGTATTTGGCCTTCATTTATTTCTGATATAGGATTAGATTTTGGAGCGAATGATACTGTTGAAGAATTTGGTGTAACTTTTGAAGTCCAATACTGGACAGCATTTAATGGTCCTACTGGACAAGTTGACGTACAGTAAAAATTTATCCTTGATAAATAATATTTGATAATGTAGGATAAAACAATTTATAAAATGGCAAATTTATTTGGGTTTTCAATAGACGAACCGAATAAAAATTTACCCGGAAGTCAGGTAGTTTCCCCCGTCCCTCCAAATAACGAGGACGGGGTAGACTACTATCTTACTTCTGGGTTTTTTGGTCAATATGTAGACATTGAAGGCGTTTATAGAACAGAATATGATCTAATTAAACGTTATAGAGAAATGTCTTTACATCCAGAATGTGATTCTGCTATTGAAGATATTGTTAACGAAGCAATTGTATCTGATATATATGATTCTCCAATTGAAATTGATTTGTCAAATCTTCAAATTGGTGATCAACTAAAAGATATAATTAGACAAGAATTTAAACGTATCAAAGAATTGATGGACTTTGATAAAAAATCTCATGAAATTTTTAGAAATTGGTATGTTGATGGAAGAATTTATTACCATAAAGTAATTGATTTAAAACGTCCACAAGATGGTATTCAAGAAATTCGTTATATTGATGCGATGAAGATTAAATTTGTGAGAGAAGTAAAGAAGAAGCCCGGTACTCCAAACATATCTCCAAATATTCTTCAAAATTCAAATCCAGAAGCATATGACTTTCCAGAAATTAATGAGTATTTTGTCTATACTCAAAAAACTCCTGGTATTGGTGGATCTACTGGAACTGCAACCGCAAGTGGTGGACAAAAAGGAATTAAGATTGCAAAAGATGCAATTACATATGTAACTTCTGGGCTTGTAGACAGAAATAAACAAACTGTTCTTTCGTATTTACATAAAGCAATCAAAGCATTAAATCAATTAAGAATGCTTGAAGATAGTTTGGTAATTTATAGACTATCACGTGCCCCAGAAAGACGTATTTTCTATATTGATGTTGGAAATTTGCCAAAAGTTAAGGCAGAACAATATCTAAAAGATGTAATGAATCGTTATAGAAATAAACTTGTTTATGATGCAAGTACTGGTGAAGTCAGAGATGACCGCAAATTTATGTCTATGATGGAAGATTTTTGGCTGCCTCGTAGAGAAGGTGGAAGAGGAACTGAAATTACTACTCTTCCTGGTGGGCAAAATCTTGGTGAACTTACAGATATTCAATATTTTCAAAAGAAATTATATAGATCATTAAATGTCCCAGAATCAAGAATTACTGGTGATACTGGTTTTAATTTAGGACGTTCATCAGAAATTTTAAGAGATGAATTAAAATTTTCTAAATTTGTTGGAAGATTAAGAAAGCGTTTTGCAAATATTTTTCATGATATGTTGAAGACGCAATTAATCTTAAAGAATATTATTACACCAGAAGATTGGGAATATTTAAGTGATCACATTCAATATGATTTCTTATATGACAACCATTTTGCTGATTTGAAGAACAATGAACTCCTGAATGAAAGATTACAAACTGCAATGGGTATGGATCCTTATGTTGGTAAATATTTTTCTGTTGAATATATTCGTAGAAAAGTTCTTCAACAAACTGATGAAGAAATTGTGGAAATTAACCAGCAAATTGCAAATGAAATGGCAACAGGTATTATTCCTCCACCAATTGATCCAATGACTGGATTGCCGGTTGGACAACAACCAATGCCTCAACAACAATCTTCAGGCAAAAAAACAAATTCAAACAAGCAAGATCTTGGTAAAAATCCAAAAGATGATACTCCCTCTGGGAAAGAAACTAAAGTATCAGGAAAAGAAGCGGAATCACCAAAAGCATAAAAAATACTAAATAATAGACAAAGGAGAATAATATGGAAACTCAAGAATTTGTAGATATGCTGATTGATAATTCGCCAGCAAATGAATTATCTGATAAGATTAAAGAAATTTTATATTCTAAATCTTTAGAAAATATCGAAGCATTAAAACCATATGTAGCAAATTCTATGTTTGGTTTAGATAATGAATTCGAAGAAGAGGGAGAAGAAGAGTGGCATTAAAAGTAGTTCAAACTGTAGCACCGCTATCTGCTGCTGGTACTGCAACTACAAGCACTGGAATTGCACTGAAGAGTGGTTACTTAAGGATCGCAACAACAACAGTTGGAGCAAATATTTCAGTTGGTGGCGCACCAGTTGCCACTTCAAGTGATCTATTAGTTCCATTAAATACTTCAGAAATTATTAAAGAAAGAGTTGCAAGACAATCAATTTTTTCAATTACTGTTGGAGCAGCTACAACAATTTCTTTCAAAGAAAATGCTGGAAATCCATTTTTAGTTGGTGATTATGTCACTATTGAAAATGCATATCCAGCGGGTATTAATACTTCTCATAATTTAGTTACAGCAGTTACTGATTCTAGTATTACTATTTCTTTTAATAGTTCTGCTATAGTTGGTGTTGCTGTTACAAATTCATCCGTTGCGAGGAGTGTCAAAGTTTCTGCAATTGGCAATGGTGGTACTTCTGGAGTCAACATTGTAGAAGTTCAAACAGCAGGGCAATCGTAAGATGAAACTAATCACAGAAACTATAGAAAATTTAGAAATTCTTGTAGAAGAACGTGGTGGCAAAAAGCAACGTTATATTAAGGGAATTTTCCTTCAAACTGAAGTACAAAATAGAAATCAAAGAATATATGAAAAACATATTATGGATCGTGAAGTCAAAAGATATACTGAACAATATATCAAACCAGGACGTGCTCTTGGTGAATTAGGACATCCAGATGGTCCAGGAATTAATTTGGATAGAGTTTCACATTCTATCGTTGAATTAATTCCAGAAGGAAATAATTTTATCGGTAAGGCAAAAATTCTTGAAACTCCTATGGGCAAAATTGCTTCATCTTTACTTGATGAAGGTGTTAAGCTTGGTGTTTCATCGCGTGGAATGGGTTCTCTTATTGAAAGAGATGGTGCTAAATATGTTGCCGATGACTTCATGCTTGCTACTGCTGCTGATATTGTAGCAGATCCTTCTGCTCCTGATGCTTTTGTTGAGGGCATTATGGAAGGCAAAGAATGGGTCTGGGAAGGAGGATTACTCCGCGAAAAGGCAGCAACAAAAATTAAAAAGAAAATCAATGAGTCTGCAAAAGTCAGACAAAATAAAGTAATAAATAAAAAGAAACTAGATGAGCATAAAATTAAACTCTTCTATGACTTTTTAGCGAATATTTAATTTATAAATAAATATATAAAACCTGTCGGAGAGTATAAATGTCCGTTGGAGATTATTTACAAGAAATGGAAAATGTAGTTACAAAAAACGCACAACCTGGGGAAGGAATGCAGCGTCTGTCTGTAAATATTCCTCCGGGTCAAACTGGTGGATGGGAAGATCTTGGTGGTCCTACACCCCAAACTTCACGCCCAACAGATGATTCAAATAAGCTAAACACTCCTGGTGCAACCTTGAGAAAGGTTAAGGATATCGTCAATCAGCATGCCAGAGAAGAAATTGAATATGATGAAGATGAAGAACTTTTTGAAGGCATGAAAGAAGATGAAGAAGATGAAGACAAAGAAGATGAAGATGAAGAAGATGAAAAAAAATCTTCCAAGAAAAAAATGAAGAAGGAAGATTTTGGTGATGATGAAGATGATGAAGAATATGAAGATGAAGAAGATGATGAAATTGAAATTAATGTAGAGGAAGATGTTCAAGCTTTATTTGGGGATTATGAACTCTCCGAAGAATTCAAGAACAGAGCTAAAACTATCTTTGAAGCAGTAGTTAAGGCAAAAGTTCAAGAAGCGGTTGATATTTTAACTACTAAATATCAAAGAGCATTAGAAGAAGAAATTTCAGTAATTCGTGAAGAGTTATCTGAAAGAGTAGATTCTTATCTTGAATATGTTTCAGAAGAATGGCTAAACGAAAATGCTCTACAAGTAGAATCGGGTATTAAAGGAGAACTTTCAGAATCCTTTATGTCTGGTCTAAAAAATCTTTTTGAAGAACATTATGTAGAAATCCCTGAAGAAAGATATGATGTATTAGAAAACATGGTAGTAAAACTTGACGAAATGGAGTCAAGACTCAACGAGCAAATCGAAAGAAATGTTGCTCTAAACCAAAGACTAAGCGAAGCAGTTTCAGATACTATTCTTCACGAAGTTTCTGAAGGTCTTGCATATACGCAAAGAGACAAACTTGCTGGTCTTGCCGAAGGTGTTGAGTTCTATAGTGAAGAAGACTATCGTGAGAAGTTGGAAACTCTGAGGGAATCATATTTCCCAAGAAATCCAGTACCTCAAAGAGTAGAAGAATATCTCTCTGAAGAAACACAAGCACCTGTATCTGGAAATATGGATGCTTATCTCAGAGCAGTTTCAAAGTACTCTGCTAAGTGAAAAATCATTATATCATAAATAATTAAAATTATACACTTTTACAAGACAAAACGGAGATAACGCAAGTGTTCAATGCGGAATATTTGCAAGAGAAGTGGTCCCCTCTACTAAACCACGATGCTCTTGACCCCATCGCTGATCCACATCGTCGTGCTGTAACAGCAATCCTTCTCGAAAACCAAGAACGTTTTCTTAAGGAAGAAAGAGGCTTCTTAAGCGAAGCTTCACCAACCAACTCTGCTGGTACTGGCGGTTTTACTGCTGGCGCTACTGCTGCTGGTCCTGTTGCTGGTTTTGACCCTGTTCTAATCAGCCTCATCCGTCGTTCAATGCCACAACTTATCGCTTATGATATTTGTGGTGTTCAACCAATGACCGGTCCTACTGGTCTTATCTTCGCGATGAGAACTCGCTACACCAACCAGTCTGGTACTGAAGCTTTCTACAACGAAGCAGATACCAGATATTCTGGTCAGAACAACACCAATACCCTAGCACAAACTCCATATGCTGGTTCTGTTGGTCTTGGTACTACTGCTGCTCAGTCTGGTTCAAACCCTGCTGTTCTTAACGATTCACCTGCCGGTACTTATAACCTTGGCAGTGGTATGAACACTGGTTCTGCTGAAGCTCTTGGCGATGCTGCTTCGAACGCTTTCAACGAAATGGCGTTCAGCATCGAAAAGATTACCGTTTCGGCGAAGTCACGTGCGCTCAAGGCTGAATATTCGTTAGAACTCGCTCAAGACCTCAAGGCTATTCATGGTCTTGATGCTGAAGCTGAACTTGCGAATATTCTTTCAACTGAAATCCTTGCTGAAATCAACCGTGAAGTTGTTCGTACAGTTTACAACATCGCTGAACCCGGCGCTCAAGTCAACACTGCCACCCCTGGTATTTTTGACCTTGACGTTGATTCAAACGGTCGTTGGTCCGTTGAAAAGTTCAAGGGTCTTCTCTTCCAACTCGAAAGAGATGCTAACGCAATCGCCCAAAGAACTCGTCGTGGCAAGGGTAACACCATCATCTGTTCTGCTGATGTTGCTTCTGCCCTCACCATGGCTGGTGTTCTTGATTACACCCCTGCTCTCAACGCTAACCTCCAAGTCGATGATACCGGCAACACCTTTGCTGGTGTAATTAACGGCAAGTATAGAGTCTACATTGACCCATATGCTGCTAACGTTTCTGCCCAGCAGTACTATGTAATCGGTTATAAGGGTTCAAATCCTTATGACGCTGGTCTATTCTACTGCCCATACGTTCCTCTCCAAATGGTTCGTGCCGTCGGTCAAGATACCTTCCAACCCAAGATTGGTTTCAAAACTCGTTATGGCATGGTTGCTAACCCATTTGCTGAAGGTACTGCTCAAGGTCTTGGTCAGCTAACTGCTAACGCTAACCGTTACTACAGAAGAGTCCAAGTTAAGAACCTCATGTAAAATCTGTTCTCCAACGGAGAAAAAGAGGGGCAATTGCCCCTCTTTTTTTATCTAAATATAAGTAAAAAACTATGTCTTTTACTAGCACTCTTTCATCATCGATAAGTTCATCTCAACCATCTAATAGGAATTTTCTTTCTCCTATTGGATTTAAATTTATTTTATCAAAGTGCCCAAAAGTAGATTTTTTTTCAAACACTGCTTCAATACCAGATTTAACTTTAGGTACAACATTTCAAGCAAATCCATATAAAGATATTCCTATTCCTGGAGATAAATTATTATATAATGAGTTTCAGCTTAATTTGTTAGGTGATGAAAATATGG